TTGCCTGTGCCGGTAAGCTCGTTTCTACCAGTGGTCAGGTCTCCAAAGTCAGAAGCGTTGCCATCAGTCGCAAAAGTTACAAAATCAATTGTAACATCCGATGAGCTGTTGCCGCCGCCCATTAGACCACGGGTCTCTCCGCCCACTGAACCTGTACTCGTTACGTTGCGAGATAAATCTCCAAAATCCGTGGCGTTGCCCAAAGCAGATATTAAAATCTTGTTAATAACTGCGCCAGAACCAGACGATCCGCCGCCGCTCATCAATGCAAAAAGCCCAGAAGGGCTAACAGCACCACTCGCATCACTAGGCGAAGACCACCCAAACGGATTGATCGCCCATACGTTGAACGTGTAGCTTGTGCCGTTGGTGAGGCCAGTGACGGTGATAGGCGAAGCAGAACCAGACGCGCCAAATGCACCAGTGCTATCTTGAACCCGGTAGCCCGTTACAGCCGCACCGCCTACGTCAGACGGAGAGGTGAAGCTAACCTCAACCTGCTCGTCACCCGCAGTGCCAGTAACCCCTGTCGCTTGGTCAGGTGCGTTTATACCGTCTTGGCCTATAAAGCCGCCTGTACGTTTAGCCATCAGAGGCTCCTATTAGCTAATTTCCTCGTAGCTAACGATCACTTCCAGATCATTCGCAGTGCCAGCCGTTGCCGTGATAGAACGATCTTCTTCAAGATACATGGCAGTGCCTTTATCCAAAGCAACAAGCGAAGCGTCGGCAGGGACAGATACAGTGCTTACAAGCGAGTAAGCTGTGCCGCCGCCAGATGCCGCGCTGTGTACGTTTACTGTAACGTCACAAGCGTTTGAGCCATCGACGTTGGCAATCTGGATCATGTTGATCTTAAAGACCTTACCACTAGATGCGGCGTTGCTGACCAGCGTGGTCTGTGAAGTTGTAGAAAGCGCGACAGTGGCGGACTTGCCGATGATCGTGCTTACATCTACGATATTTGGTGCAGCCATTTTCTAGCCTCCTTTACCCAAAAACGATAGCCATAGCTATGGCCTTACCAGTTGAAATTCCTGCGCTACCAAATGATAGCGTTCCAGACCCGTCTGTTACAAGTGCTTGACCACTTGTACCATCTGCACCGGGCATTGTCAGCGTAAAACTTGCACTAACCGTAGTTGGAGCATCAAGGCCCACATATTCTCCGCCCGCAGCATCTTCTAATCTAAGGGCTGGAGACAAGGCCCCCGTTCCAATGAAGTCTGCTAGTTCTTTTGCGCGTGTTGCCATTTTTCAAACTCCTTATGGTTTCGTGGGCCAGTCTTCGTCAGTAAGATACGGGAAGTTTGCATGAGAGGTAATATCACGCAAAGCCTGACGATATGTAGTCATAGCAGCAGACATAGTGACGTCAGAGAGAGCCATCCAATCAGTGTCAGCAAGCAAGCCATCACGTTTCTCACGCATCTCTTTAGCCTTAGCAGCTGTGGCATCTGCAATCTGTTCTGCTGTCAAAGCAACGACAGTCTTGGTTAGAACCCATGAACCATCTACCAGCTCAGGCACACTGCTGTGTTGTAGTCGGTGCGTCAGTGGGTCGTATTCTGGTGCAGCCTGATAGCCAACAGGATACATTCCGTATTGAGCCATCGTTGCAGTTGGCACTGTCTTCGTGAAGCTGGTCTTTGGATTGTCACGGCGTAGGTCACCCACTGTGTAGGGGTATTGGTCTACTGAACCGCTTGTGATTTTTACGAACATTGTAAGTCTCCTGTCTGTTCGGTTGAGTTATTCTTGGACGCCAAGGGAGTAGGTGAAGACACGGTCAGTGAGACCCCCGACAACAAACATTTTCGTCCCATCTGGCTTAAAAAATAAACCGTCTGCTAAAGACGCTTGAGAGAATATTCTAAATGCCTGAACAAATGAAGAAGAACTTACGTCCCAAGCAATGCTCAAATCATATTCATTCACGTCATCACCTGAAATTCCTAAAATATACATCTTGGTCCCATCTGGCTTAAAGAATAAATCCGTTGGGTTGGTTTCCTGACCCTGAACACTAAACAGTTGCAAGAAAACAGCAGTAGAAATATCCCAAGCCGTACTCAAATTGTATTCATTTACATCATCGCCATTACTTCCCGTAATATACATTTTAGTTCCATCGGGCTTGAAGAATAGACCTGATGGACCCAATTCCTGCGCAGCGACACTAAAGAGTTGTATAAAAGCAGCAGTGGAAACATCCCAAGCAGTGCTTAAATCATATTCGTTTACTTCGTCCCCACCAAATCCAATTACATACATCTTAGTTCCATCAGGCTTAAAGAATAAACCCGTTGGGAATGTCTCTTGAGAACCAACATAAAATCTTTGTAGGTACACAGCGGTGCTTGTGTCCCATTCGGTGCTTAACGAATATTGCGACACATCATCACCACCAAATCCTATAATGTACATCTCAGTGCCATCAGGATTAAATGCCACATCCTTTGGCTGGTTTTCCTGCGCAGCCACACTGAACCCGCCGAGGGTGTATTGGTAGACATTTCGGGGGGAAGCCGACCCAGTAATATAAAATGATAAACCGTTAGGATGAATGAACAATCCGTAAGGACTGGTCTGTTGAGCATTAACGCTGAAGTTTTGAACAAATGATGAGGTCGAAATATCCCAAGCAGTACTTAGGTTATATTCGTTTACATCATCGCCATCGGCCCCTACGAAATACATCTTAGTGCCATCAGACTTAAATGCTAACCCGTAAGGTGACCCGTCCTGAGCCGATATGTCAAAACTCTGCAAGAACGTAATTGTAGAAGTATCCCAAGCTGTGCTTAAATCGTATTCCCGAATTGTATTAGCTATTAAATCAGAGAAATACATCTTTGTTCCGTCTGGATGGAAAACCAATCCAGAGGGTCTTGCACCAAGGGAAGTGGCTTGCGAAAAAGAAGCTGTAGAAATATCCCAAGCTGTGCTTAGGTCATACTCGTTGACATCAAGCCCCGCGCTACCAACAACATACATCTTCGTACCGTCTGGCTTGAAGGATAGACCAAATGGCTGTGTTTCTTGCGAGGCAATACTAAAGGTTTGGAGGTAGCTGGCGGTAGTTACATCCCAAGCTGTGCTTAAATCGTACTCATTTACATCATCGCCGTCATAGGCAAGGATATACATTTTAATGCCATCCGCTCTAAAGAACAAATCAAAGGGTTGATTGCCTGTGGCAGAAACATCGAAACTCTTACCCGAATACCGAGCGGTAGACAAATCCCAGCCATTTGGATCATCATAATAAGCATAGGACAAATCCCAAGCACCAACGTCACCGCCAACACCAGCGGCAGCTTGCAGCATTTTCTTTTTAGTAGCCATGTCTATAGCTCCTTATGCTGGTGTTGCGATTGCTTGACCTGCTGTAAAGCCATACCAAGTCGTCCCACCATCACGGGTAGAGAATACAAATACATCCACAGCAGAAGCAGTGTCAGTTAGCGTTGGTGCTGTGGCATCTGGGAAGTCTACAGACGAAGGCCAAGTGACCGTGTAGCCACTAGCTGAAGCGTCTTGGATGATCTCGACAGACATCGTGTAAGCTGTGCCGCTTGCTGGTGGATTGCTGAACGTGAACGTAGTGTTCTCTGTGAGTGTGTGGCTGAACGTGTTGCCTGTCTCACAGTTGACTGTGGTAGCGTTAGAGGTTGATGTGACAGCGGCGTAGGTCTCGTTGTAGCTGTCGGCTATAAACTCGCCTGTTACGTCTACGCCTACTGAGGTTGTTTCTAACTTCTGCGAACCATCGTAATATAACTCAACCTCAGCAGTTGGCCTTGCTAATAACATACGGTCACCTGAAGCAGCCGTTAATCTTACATCTGTGCCGTTTGTTGAAATGTTAAGCTGACCTGTCCCTTCATCTTTAATGTAAGATGATGCGCCAGAATGATAAATCTGTAGGTCAGTTGCATCACCAAATTGAGCCTTTGCATTGTCAGGAAAGTTGACGTTACCTACCCCTCCCGCAGTGACAACCTTGGACGCTTCAACGGTGCCTAGCGTCGTGATGTCGTTGTAATTCAACTCAGCCGCAGTCGCCGTGACACCCAAGTTGGTCAAAGCCGCCGCAGCGTCTACCAAGTCCGACAGATTGTTAGACTCCAATAAATACCGCGCATCTGACTGCGCTTTTGTGTAAGTGTCTGTGACGGTAAATGTCGCGTAAGCAACTACGTCAACGCTGTCACCCGCCGCTGCACCCGACGCTAACACCACAGAAGTGCCGTTCGTGGCGGTGTAATCTGCCGTGTCCTTGAGCAGAACACCGTTCTGATAGACTGAAATGTTGCCCGCGCTGTATGTAACAGAAAACGAGGTTTGCGCCGCTGTCGCTGTAAACGAGGTAACGTCAATTGTATTGGACGCGGCAGAGCCCGCTGTAATTTCTATAACACTTGCGCCAGAACCAGCCCCATCGCAGTACACAATAGAAGAACTGGTATCAAGAATGTCTACAGTGCTTCCCGAACCCTGAGAAATCGTAATCGTTTGGCCACTATTGTTCTTGATAAAGTAAACTTTTTGAGCATCGTTGGGTGCAATGGTAACTGTGACTGCAACTCCGGGGGTTCCCCCAAAGACCAACACCTTACTCATACCGTCCGATATGGTTCCATCTGCTGTAGTGACAGTCTCTGTCGCCCCCGTAAGGGTAATGTTAACCACACCGTTAGTTAAACGGTCGATGATGTCAAAGTTCGTGTTTGTAGACGAGCCCCAAGTGCCGGACTCATCACCCGTGGCGATCTTTTTTATCCCGCCGTTCGAAGTATAGGTAGCCATGTTATTACCTTACGCTGCTATTTCAGTCCATGTTACACCAGAAACTGGCTCTTCCTCAGACCAGATACTGTCTGGATCAGGAGTAACACCTGTCCAAACTGTCCCCGGATCAGGGATTATTTGATCGTAAACTAACACAGAACCAACTCTTGCGCTAGAGGAAAGACCTGTGACGCTAATCCGTACACTTAGTTTGGTTTCTACTGGACCAAGTTCTGTCTGAGCCAGTATTCCAATGTTGTTTACGGGGACACGTTGGAAGGTTCTGAGTTCTACAGTGCCTACAGTACCTGTACCTTCGACCCCTGTTATTTGAATATTCGGCGCGTCACCAATAATGCTGACATCACCAATTTCAGGAATCGTTGCCAACCCTGTTACATTTACATCAACACCCGTGCCTGCGTTGATGAGTACACTTCCGACGCCGCTCTGTGCCTCAAGTCCAGTGGCGGGAGCGTAAGCGTTAATGACAACACTTACTCCATTAACCGTAGCAGTGCCCAATAGAGACGCTGTGACCGGAACGGTTATACCTGAACCCTCCACAACAGTAACCGAGCCAACCGACATTGTTGCTTGGATACCTGTTTGAGGAATGTTCTGATCAGTCCTAAGCGTCACTACGCCAACGGCAGAAACACCTGACAATCCGTCCGTAATAATAACGCCGTCACCTGTAACAGTAACGGAGCCTATTGCAGTTGTAGCCTGTATTCCCGTGACATTAACAGCAATATTTTCGCGAACGACCGCAGCACCAACTTGGCCCTGAAGTGCCGTTATCTCAGACTTTTCTCCGCCCCAAGAGGTCTCGCCCCATGAAAGCTCACCCCACCCGTTGAGAGTATGACCCACGCGGACAGGGACTGCTTCACTCCAAGCACCCTCTCCCCATTCGCCACGACTCCAGCCAGTGATGTTCGCCACAGGGAAACTCCCTACGCGATACGGATTAGAGCGTTAGTCGCGTCAGCCGTTGGGAACACAATCTGGAAGTCGCCCGCTGTAGAAGACTTGTCCGAACCAAAGTCCAGAACGACAACCGAATCCGTTGTACCTGAGCCTGCACCCGTTGTGGTGTTGTAAATCAACGCACCACGAGCCGTGATTGTAGCAGATGTAAACGTCAGGTCTGCAAAGTCTGTGAACGCAGTGGTTCCAGAAGTCGTAGGAGTTACGTTAGTCAACGTGCCACCACCCGCGGCATACGAACCGGAGTCTCCGACTTCGTTAGTCGCAGTGTAGTCCGTCGTCGCTGCCGTAAAAGAAGCGTTGTTATCATACAAAGCCAGCTTGAACGTGTCGCCTGTAGAGTTTGTAAAATTGTGACTACCAGTAAGCAATTGCTGCTTAAAGGAAGTACACATAAAGTTTCCTGTAAAGGCCATAGTTAGAGTCTCCTTATAAGTTCAGCCAGTTCGGGGTTTCCCGCATCCTTGAGTGCATTATACACAGTTGTGCGGTCACTGCGAATAGCCTGTCGCATGTAATATGCAACAAGCGTTTCAATGTGTCTTGAAAAGGCACGAGCCTGATCGCGTATTCCAGATTCTGCGGTGTCCGAAACTGAAATAATCTTATCAACACACTGCTCCGCTAACTCTTCGGGAGTAAACCCGCGGTTATCCGTAGTCTTTACCCCAATAACAGGGGCATCTTTGTTGATATCTACTTTGAACTCAAACATTACTGTTTTGCCCTTATAACCTTACCTGTCCGGTATTCATCTGTTGTTTCTTTGGCCTCACCCAGCATCTTAATGCCATTTACAGCCTCTTGAAACCTTTGAGTGTACATAGCCATAACATCTTGTTCGCCTTTCATGTAAATGTAGGCTTCAACAAGCGCCCCGTACAACATAGCCATTTCAGCATTTTCACTGAGCCATGTTGTTCCACTTTCTGAACCCGCAGTCAGACTCAAGGGTCGATAGAAATAATGAAGTTCTGCGGTGTAATTTTGCCCAACCGCAGGAGCGTTTGGAGTTGGAGCCAAAAGAAAATTATCT